TAGATAGTTTATACTTAGTATCTTCTATGACATTGTATTTTAAATTAAAATCTTTAGCCAACATTTTTACAAGTTCACTTGCTGTTTTATTGCTATACACATAAGTATCTTTGTTCTTAAAATATCTTAACTGGTCGTAAGCAACAATTTTAATGTGATTTTCTTTATCTCTTTTCTTCTGAAATATATATCCATAGAATATACCTACACCTTTGTAATATAGTCTTACAGAGTTACCTTCACAAAACTCTAATATATCATCCATGACTATTGTAAATTCAAGTTTAGATGGTGTTCCTCGTCTTTCTATCTCCCATGTGATACCATCAATCACAGCAGGTTCGTAGAAATCTTCCCAATGAGCTATTACTAATCTTACATCTCTATCATTTGCTAACACTAATTCATCAACCAAGTTTTAACACCTGCCCTTTATAAATGGTGTATTTACTTAAATTCTTCCCCTTATTTGCCTTATCCATCATAGATTTATTTAATTCGTATACTTTCTTATATAATGAACCATTACCAAGTTGTTTCTGACAAATTGACCAAAGGCTATCCCCTGCTTTTACTGTATATGTTTTAGTGTTTGTGGCATTGACTGAATCAACTCGTTTTGGCTCTATCTTTACATTAGGTCTACCAGTCTCATTTTTAGGAGGGGCAAGAACTAACTTTTTAGTTGAGTAATCTCTATATTGCTTTAACTTTATTGCAACTTTTGTATCTGAGCCATTTTCTGCATCTTCTGAAATAGCATACTCTTCAAGAGATACTTTTATATTAGTGTTAAATAGTACTTTATTACCTAATTCCCTCGATACAATAAATTGAAATGGCTTACAATCAGTTTTTAATAGTTCCAGTTTACTTAAAAAGAATTGAACATCCCTAAAAGCTCCACGATAGAATGGCAACTTATTATGTGTAAATTCTGCTTCAAAACTTATTTCAGATAATCCTTCTTTTTTTAGTATGTTTACTTCTCCAACATTTATTAAATCAACTGTCTTGTTTTTATTTGTCACTTTGACTTCAAGCTTGGGTGGTGCGATTGGTAGTTGTACTCCATCTAGGTAAAAATCATAAGCCATTTATATCCCTCCTTCCTAAACTATTCCTTCGGCTGAAACAACCATGGCATCATTTAATTTTTCTGTTAAGACGTTTACTATACCATCCACATCTGCATCTTTGCTTATGTTATTTGTATTGTTCATATCAATTTTAATGTTGACTCCTGTAAATCGGTTTATTGTTTCTTGCTCTGCAATATCTCTAAGATATTTTAAATCTTCTTGACTTTTATCCATAGTCTTTGCCATTTTTGCAGTGTTTCCTGCTGTGTCCTTTGCTCCTTTTGCTGCGTCGCCCAAAGGTGAATTTAATCCAGCTGAACCAAATCCATTTCCTAATCCATACTTCTTATCCCAAAGGTCATCTAATCCTAATTTTTTCTTTGCATCTTCTGCTATTTTACTGATATCAAAAGTATCTTTCAATTTGTTTTGTAATTGATGTCCTACGTCATATCCTTTTATAAATTCTGACTTTAAATTTTTGTACTCTACTAATTCTGGTTTCCATGCTTTAGGCTCAGGCGGTTTTTGAATGGGTTTAAATGTTGTTTTTGTACCAATTACAGTATTTACTTTTTGAAATTCTTTCATTTGTGGTAAATCAATTCCTGGAATTTTATTAATCTGTTGTACTAACCAATTCAATCCTTTTACAGCTATATTAACAGCTTTTATAATACCATTTGCTAGATTGGTAGCAAATTTATCAAAAGCTTTGTCTAAATTAACACCTGCCTTGAGTCCTGCATTAGCCATATCAATAAAGAAACATTGCACTGCATATAATCCAGTTCTAAAGATATTTGCTATTTCAACCACACAGATATTTATAGCATTTACTATCCCTACAATTACGTTGTAAACAACTGCACATAACCAATACCAAGCTCCAACTATAAGACTGATTGCAGAAATACTTGTGCCTGCAAAGTGATTGTAAACTGCTACTAATATAAATACAGCAGATATTACTGCAATTATACCTAAAACTATCCAAAAAATGGGACATGCATATATAGCAGCATTAAATCCCCATTGTTCAGCTTTGCCTATCGCTAAAGCTCTAGCTGTTCCTAAAATTCCTCTTTGTCTAATAACTTCAGATGTCCACGACATCCAATTTGCTACAGTTCCAGCTATAGTAACTGCTTGCATAATACCAAGAGCTATTATATAGGTACTAATAGCTGAAACTACACCTAAAATTATAGGTGAAATTATACTCCAATTTCGCGAAAATACATTAGCAACACTAAGTGCTTGTGTTATTATCCAACCTAGCCCTTGTACAACTAAACTAGTTCCAACAATCATCACATTAAAAAAATTCTGAAAAGCTGGACTACTCAGTAAATTAATAAATCCACTAAATACATTAAACCCAACTGCTCCAAGTACATATAATGAGTCTTTAACATCAGTTATGAAAGTTCGAAATCCCCTGCTTGAAACTGTGTCCTCAATTTTCTTCTGTATAGCTCCAAATACCATAACTGCATTATTTTTTACACTAGTAAAGATTTGACCTAGCGTATAAGGCATCTTCTCGAACTCTGCATTGGTCTGCTCTGCTGCTGAAAGTAATGAGTTTTTTACAATATCTGCCGTTAACATTCCCTCTGATGCCATTCCTCTTATTTTTCCTATGTCTACGTCCAAATAATCTGCAATCGATTGGATGATGTTAGGTGCTGACTCAAATACAGCATTTAGTTCCTCACCTCTTAATACACCAGAACCCAACCCTTGGGTTAGTTGTAACAATGCTGAGTTCATTTCTTCAGTACTTGCTCCAGCAATTACGAACTTTTTATTTAGTTGCTCTGCAAAACCTACAATTTCTTTTGTACTGCTAAACGCCTTACCTGCGTTCATGCCTATTCGTGAAACTATTTTTGCAGTATCTAAGTAAGATGCACGAGACCTTTCAGCAGATTGGAAAATCATCTTATTTAATCCTCCATCTGAGAGTTGACCATCATTTATCATACTAAGTCTCGCGTTAGTACTTGTCATCTGGTCGCTTAAATTTCCTAGACCTCCTAACGTTCTTATACCTAAGTAGGTTGCTGCTAGCTTCTTTGCACTTCCAACTAATCTATCTGTAGAACTTGCACCCTTATTTATATCCTCATTAAGCCTTCGCTGTTGATTATCTGATTCTCTTATTTGTTGTTCTAGTCTATCAAAGCCAGCTTCTGCACGTGCTAGTTCTTCTCTAGCTGTTCTAATACTATTAGCATCTATAGCATTGCTAGATGTTCTTTGTAATTGCTCGAATGAACTTAATACAATATTCATAGCATTATTCATGTGTCTAAAAGCAGGTGTCATTCCGTCGAAAATTCGGATAGATGTTTGTATAGTTGCCATTTTTAACCTCCTTTCTTTTTTAACATAATATAAGCACTTACTTATTTTTAAGTAAGTGCTTATATATTATAAATTTAGCAATTCTTTTTTCTTAGCATCAAATTCTTCTTGTGTAATAGCTTCCATATCTAACAAATTCTTATATTTTAATATTTCATCAGCTGTAGAACTAGATATAGACTTTTTTTTGTCTTCCATTACATTATATTTTGTAATTATTGATAGTATTGATAATATTTCTTGAGCATCAGAAAAAGCTTTCTGATAAATAGAAGAGTTTGTTTTTACTTTACTATTAATTAAATTTATATATTCAATTGGATTATTTATGTCCTTTACAGTTATTTTTATTTTAAATATTTCTACAACTTTTCTACTTGTTTTTTTACCTGTAATTCCTCCAACTACAGCCCCTGTACCTCCGAATAAGACTCCTCCAGTTATAGCACGACCTAAACCACCTTTAACTATAGTTTCTCCATCTTCCAAAAGTTCAAATTCTAATATATCATCAAATTTTATTATTTTCTCTACTAATATTTGATTTCTATTTTTATATGATATTTTTAAAAGATTTTGCTCTTCATCAAAAGAAATTGAAGAATTTATACTTTTTGTCTCGGTGAACTTCTCTAACAATTTTAAATTTTTCTTTTCAACTTCTATAAACTTTTTCATTCCTTCTGAGTTTGACATCATTTTCATAATACTAGTTACTTTTAAAATATTTTCAGAGAAATCTATGTACTTGCAATTACAAGCTGTACAAAAATTTTCACCTTCTATAGATGGCATAAGTCCTTTTTCGCTTCCGCAAATACAACAAGGTTTCTTATTCTTTTTACTAAACAATCCCATTTATTTAATCCCCCAGTACAATTTTTAAATATATTATACTATATTAGTAAAATTTTTACACCAGAGATTATCTTCTTCTACCTCTCTTTGCATCTTTGTCAGCTTTTTTAGCTTCTTCTTTTTCTTCTTCTACTTTGATATCTATAGAAGCAGCAACAAATGCTTTTTCATCAACTGGTAAATCCATATATTCATGCGGTTTCCATTTAAACTTATGAAGGCAATAATGAGCTATATTAGAATCATAATCACCTTCATAAATTAGTTTTTTGCTTCTTCTACCTTATCCTCAAATGAATTATCAAATCCATTTATATCCAAAACCTCTTGGACATATTCTGTATATTCACCAGGAGTTAACATTGCTTTAAGTAGCTGATTAGCCCCCATGACTCTATAACTATCCTGTAACATTGAGTCATTCAAATCAGGAAAAACTGTGCAAGCTATACTTAGTTCTTCGTAATATTTATTGTAGTCAGTTACAGTATTGTATTGTCCTGTATGTTTACCTTTTTTATTTAAAATTGGCTCTCTCTTTGGACAGTTTTTTCTTATTGCAGCATCTTCTTCTGAAGATAATGCTCTTATTTCCCATTCTATCGCTTTCCCTTCTTCATTTATAAATCTATTACTTGCTACATACTTTCTATTCTCTACTTTTATTGCATTTTGACTTAAAAAAGCGTTTAAATCTCCCATATTATTCTACCTCCATAACTAAATATTTTGTTTGTTTTTCTATTGTTGTAATACCATTTTCATCTAATTTGATTGTTATTGTAATTGGTTTTAATGATGAACCTTCAATTGTGTCAAGTGCCAGTTTATCAGCAATATCTACTAAAAATAATCCTGCTTTTCTATACATCTCCCCTACACATTCTTCTATCTTTCTTTTATTACTATAGTCAAATGAAACTGAGTCTTTCATTTTGTATTTATCTTTAATTTTAACCATCTCCTTATTTATATAAATATAAAATACACATCTATAATTTATAAATGTGTATTTTATTCCATCCCTATTAATGTTTTAAACTTCTCAACTAATTCCCAATCCTCGCATGTAAAGTCCATATCTTCTTCTAAATATTCTCCATCAGCATCAAACTTAGTAATTATGCCTGAATCCATATTACAGTCTTTTAAAATTACTGTCTGTCTCCCTACTGAACTTGTTGGGTCTTCATTAGTAACTTGTATATCAAAGTAAATGTCTTCTCCAGTTTCTTTATACCTATAGAGAAGCTCTCTAAATATAGAAGTATTGAAATGAAATGTTGCGCTACCTGTAATTTTACTACCTGTTGTTTTATTACCCTTTGTAGTTTTTCCTAGAATTGGTACTTCACTTTTTGTTTTTTCCATCTTAGCTTCTAAATTAATAGCTTGCATAAAATTATATCTTTTACCCTCTATTGTTACAAAACATTCTGCTAAAGATGCACTTATTGTATCTTTAACGTTCATAGGTGCGTTTTTAGACATCTATTTATCACACTCCTTTCTTTAACTAACTGAAACAGTCATATAAAGCTTGCTCATAGCATTTATAACCTTAACTGCATCACTCACTATAACAGTTTTCTTGTCATTTCCAAGCTCTACACTAACATCATCAGTTTTAAAATCTTCTATTGCCCTTATATTCTCTAATTCTTTATGGTGTTTAACAACATCATTCCAGAAACTTATTCTTCCTGCCTTATCATTCGGAACTTTACCTAAATACTTTTCATTAAATAAAGTTGCAATATCATTAGCAATTTGGTCAAGTACTCTAACACTTTGGTTACTTGAAAAATCGTCATTTTTATCATCTGTAAATGATACAAAAGTATTTATGTCCTCTAACACATGAACTTCATCACCAACTTTATGAAATATAAATTTACCACTCTTTAGTGCTTCTTCAAGTTGTATTTGAGTGTAATTTACACCAACATCAAACTCACCATCATACTTTTTATTAGTATTAGATTTATTTATATCGCATCCTGCTATAGCTCCAGTAGCCCAATAAATCAAGCTAGATTCAACTAAATCTTTATCTTTAATCTTATTTTCTACAGACACTACACCTTCATAATCTGCATCACTTTTCTTATATAGTACTGTTTGAAACTTTGCTCCTACCTTATCTCTCATTCTCTTTGTAAATTCTACAAATAAACTTTTAATTTCTGTTGTTGTAGCCAAACACCCTAGTGCATTAAATGAATAACTTTCTATTTTATCCAAGAAAGCTTGGTACTCTGCTCCTGTCACAGCTTCGCCATTAGTTCCACCAGTAAATACAAGTCCTGCACTTGCTTCTAGTGTTGCATCCTTCTTCCAAATTACATAGTCATTGTCCTGTAAGTCTGTAATGACTTTAGCCGCTTGAATATCTACCTTCTTATTATCTAAAAGTGTTACAACATCAAACTTAGTGTTATCATCTATATTTGTTGTTACTATAACTTTTAAATCATTACCTCTAGTACCTGAGTACTTAGCTGTAGCAGTACTGCAACTAGCTTTAACACCTTTATTCAATTTATAAAAATATCCCAACCTTATATTTTTGAATAAATCTCTCAAACCTTTCAGCTTCTCATGAGTATAATCATATCCAAAATACTTCACTGAATACTTCTCAAAATCATCACTGGTTACTTGGAATACTTCTTCATCTATGCCCCAATCTAACTCTAAAGGCATTGCAACAATACCTCTATCTGATAATGAACTGGTTGCCCTCTTAGCTGAGATAAAATTTATATAGCTACCTGGTAATACTTTATTCTGTGTTACAAATGTTCCTCCACCTAAAGCCATCTAGCTCACTCCTTTCATAAATTTATTTATTCTATCCTCTACCTCTGAGAAGGAATATAACTCATTTTCTTTTAAAATTGCATTTAATAAGTCTTTTCTATTTACATACTTCTTAGAATTAACTATTTGCTCCTTAGTAAACTTGTAGTCATCTTCTTTGCTTAATGTTTTATTCAAAATTATCACCTCTCTTCAAACCACCGAATAACTCTACTGTATCCATCTTATTGGTATCATTATTTTTTATAGTAAAATAGTTATAATCAACAAAGAAGTGAAGAACATTGTCTATAATTTCAAAATTCATATTTGTACCTCTGACTAAATCTCCATCAATTTCTATATACTCTAATTCCTCCAGTAGCATCTCAGCTATCTCATTTATTTCAAAATTCTTAGCTTCTGAACGAGGGAAATAATGTACATCAAAAGAATTTTTCTTTAATTCTCTCCCGCTTGGATATGGTGTCTTGCTTGGATTTAAAGGAACAATAAAAAAACAAGGTTCATTAATACCTTGCTCTACATCCTCACTATAAATTGTATATTTTTCTCCAAATGATTTATCTAACTTTACTGATATTCCATCTATAATATTATTAAGCATCAAATACTCCTTTAAGTAATATTAATAACTTTTTCTCTATAATCTTATCAACTTGGCTTTGTAGTTCCATCTCTGAAATTGTTAAGAAATGTTGTCCTTTAACCCAACCTTTTCCATCTTTAGTTCTATGCCCGAAATTTACATAACTTGCATATTCAGTCGGATTAACAACCTCTATAATATAATTATTTCCTTGTTTATACACAGGAAGCGACCTAGCATAAGCCACTCCACTCCATCCTTGTCGTAAGAATCCTGTATCAACTGGTGTACGTTTTATAGCTTTGCCAATTAATCTTGCTGCTAATTCTTTTGCTGCATCCTTGCAAAACTTATCTAAATCAATCTTTGTAAGCTTCTCCATCTTTTTACAAACTCTTTTAAACTCTCTAAAATCAACACTGCCCCATCTAGCCATTATGCTTTATCCTTAAATAGCTCAAGTATTATTTCTTGATGATTTGGATATATAGCAGATTCTCCACTTCTTACATACTCTTTATCATTTATAATAAGTTTTGAACCTGCTTTAATTTCTATATCTGGAGATATAAAGAGTTTAATAGTTTGCTCTAGCTTAGCCACTTTTCCATCTGTAGCAGAAACTATATTCTTATATGAAAGCTTACAAGATTGATTTTCCAACACTACTATTTCTTTGTTATTAGTTCTCTTTGTTATAGGGTCTTTGATTGGCTGATACTCAACTATAGTACATTTATCTCTATATAACATTTCTATTGCTTTTCTAGTCTTATCCATCATTATTTCCACCTAATTTTTCTGTATCTATTTAATTGTGACTTATAATCTTTAAGTAAAGATTCTTTAAATTCACTAGCTGAACTTCTATAGGAGACTGATGTATCGCCCTCGCTTATAGAAGAAATAGAGCCTAGTGCAATATCTTCGCTTCCTAGACTCTCATTTTTATACATATCTATAGCCATTCTTAAAATAGTACTATTTAATTGTTCTGGTATAGTAGGTACATTACAATAGTTTTTGACCATTTCTTCTACATCTTCTAGTATAAACTCTAGTATTGTATCTTTTGAATCATCTTCTCTACTAAACCCTAAAAGCTTTTTTAGTCTTTTAACTTCCATATCAACACCTCTAATTTATTGTACCCATAAACACTTGGTCAGCATAAGGAAAACTAGGTAATGCTGTTGCAACTGCTTTTATCCACTTAGCAACTGGGTCAGCAGTAGAGTATTGTTCTACAATTATATTTCCAACTGAACTAATATCTATTGCTGGGTTTTTTCTAAGTTCTAATTCCTCTGCTGTTAGCCCAAAGAAAGTATCTCCCATCTTGCCGTCAGGCATAAGAATAAACTTATTTTCATCTAAGAATCTCTTTGTTGTGTACTTACCATCCTTGCCTTGTACTCTGTATCTTTCATCATAAGTAAAAATAGGAGGAAGAGATTGAGAAACTAAAAATGTATTTAATTCATTTAAAGTAAGTAGTTTATCACTATTTACACCAAATATAGCTTTTCTTAGTTTTTCATCTCTTAAGATTATATTTAAAATAGTTTTAGAAGTTAATGACCTTGTTGGAGTAAATCCAGTATCAACAACTATTTTATCAGTCATATTATAAATATCTCCTAATATATCTGGTGTTCCACTAGACCAAGTTTTTGTTTCTTTATGATTTGTTGGAGTTCCATATTTTAAAGAAGCTTTAACTCCATTTTCATTTATATTAAGTTCTCCAGTTGATAAAACTTCCATTCTCATTGCTTCTATTCTAGTATTTACACTTGATACAAGGTTATCAACATCATTAAATATTTGATTTATCATTTGAGTTTCTTCTTGTGAGTTTCTTGGCTCTTCAAGTACAATTATATCTTTTTCATCTAGTTTAATTTTTCTTTTCACAAGTGCAAGTTCAGCAATACTTAAATTAGCACCTTCTCTTGATGCAATCTCTGCTTCTGTATCAAAAGCATGAACACTTGCTGATACTGGAAGATTAGATGCACCTTTTATCATCTTTATTTCAAGTCCTTCTATCTTTTGAGTTGGAAATAATAAATCTCCCATTGTTTCTTTTAATTTTCTAGTCTTTGTATAGTTTATCAGCTCTTGAACTGACAATAATTCTTCTACTCTTGCCATATTTCATCCTCCTACATAAATTTAATATTTGGTAATTTTGTCTTTATAGTTTCTATAGCTTCTTTTACATACTCACCTTGCAATCTTTCAATTATTACATAGCCTTCCACCATTGATGCAACTGGTTGTGGTCCATAAGTAACATCTACAGTTGAAAAAACTATTCCTACAGGGTCTTCTGATAATGTGTATGTATAACTACCCGAAGAACCTCCTCTAGTTATCTTTACCACTTTGCCACTCTCACCTAATAAACTACCTGCTAACACATATTTCTTTCCATTTTCATCAGCCACTACATCTGTATCTAATGCTGTTTTTGAAAAGTTAATATAGTGTTGAGAAGCTAAAAACTCTGGTGTGTTATTAAAATTTACCTCTTTAAAATACATACTTTATCCTCCTTTTTATTTTATACTCCATGCGTCAGCATATGGATTTTTAGAACCTTCCTCATTCTTTTCTTTAGCAATATTTTCAGCTCTACTTAATGTATTTTTATTGCCATTATCGGGGCTGTAATTTATCTTAGTCTCTCCTGTTTTTATTAAGAAAGATTTTTGAGTTAACCAAGTATCAGTCTGTTCCTTTAGTCCTGTAAAAGTACCATTTTCATATTTTATTTTTTCTAAATCAAGTTCTGCTTTTGCTGCTTTAGTGCTATGAACATTAAGTTTAATAAGTTCATTTTCTAATGCCATATCAAACTCTTTTTGTTCTTTTTCCTTTAATTTATTTTGATATTCTTCATCTTTTGCAGTTAATTTAGTCTCATAGCCTTTTTTAAGCTCTTCAATCTGCTCTTTTGTCATTCCATCCTTAAAACCTTCAATTGCTTCTTTTGATGCTTTTAATTCTTCTTTTACCTTTTCATACTCAATTTTATTAATATAATTTTCTAATTCTTTTAATGATTCAGCTTCTACTTTCTTTGCATCTTCTTCACTAAGCCCTAATACAATTAATTCACCTTTTTTCATTTTATTTAATTCTCCTTTCATTTCTTACAAAATAAAAAAGTCTCTTAAAGACTTTCATCTAATGATTTATTTAATTCTTCCATTACTCTCTTTAAAATTTCATCAGAAACTTTATCTATATTAGCTTTATTTTCTTTTTTTAATTTATTACAAAGAATACCTACATTAACATTAGCAATACAATTAATAACGATTTGTACTACACAAACTACAACTATAACTTGAGTTAATATACACATTAAAATCACCTACCTTGTTTAAATTTTTACATAATAAAAGCACCTACTAATTTATTATTTAGCAAGTGCTTTTATATTACTTTTTTACCTTTTTCATAAGCCTCTTTAGCTTCTTTTAATGACATTTTATTTGGTCCTTTGTAATTAGTTTCTTTTGGTCCACTGTTTTGCCAATTACAATTATCACAAATATCAAATACATCTACATCTTTACCACATACTGGACAATTCATGTCTAAACCTCCTTATATTCTTTTATTTGTTCTAGCCAGTAATTATAACCTTCTTTTGGTTTAAATAAGGTTGATATTTTACCATCAGCTCTTCCAACAGCAAAATCATTAGTACTCTTTCTATATTTAAATAAAAAGTTATCTTTACTTAAAAATCCTTCTACATCATTACTTAATTGCTCTGATAACAAATTTCTTGCAGTAGATAAATATTCTTCAGCAGTTATATTTCCATATTCATTTAAGTGTTTTTCTACATGCTTTTTAAATTTCTTTTCAGTTGGGAAATCTGCTTTTAACCAACTCTTATTACTTAGTATATCATCTTTTTTATCAGTTATAAATGTCTTTTCATACCATTCTTTATATTTCATACCAGATGGCAAATAATATGTTTTCCCATTGTCATCTCTTGCTGCTCTATAGCCTTCTTCATCCTCGAACCAAGGAGCTGTTGTTGTCCTACAACGACAATGAAATGGTGGAGCTGTTATTCCAACTTGATAATCTTTCATATCAAATATTTTTCCATCCAGCTCTCTACATATATTTGAAGTTCTTAAATCTAATGTAGCAATAATCTCATATTTCTCTACATCTAAATCACTAAAACAATCTTTTCTACTTGCTGATGCAAAGAAAGCTGATTCAGTC